CCGCCCGCGGCGCCGCCGCCAGCCCAGTCAGGTAGTCGAGCACGCTCGCGCCCATCATGATGTACACCGGCACTGCCAGCACCCCGAGCCATGCATTGAACGCCACAAGCGCCGCCGTGAGCGCCAGTTTAATCCTCGTTAAGTATGACATTTTGATACCTCCTACAAAACTAAAATCCGAATGTGGTTTGCGTCGATCCGGCGCATGACGCGGAAGCGCGTCGGCGTGTCCGACCGCACCGCGATCCCGTCCTCGCCCGCCGTGCACCAGCCGCCTACCTCGCAAGTGCCGTCGTCGTCGACGGTCAGCTTGCCCATCATGCCGACCGCCGCCCACTCGGGGCGCTGCGAGCGCGGCAGGTACTCTTGCGTGTGGTCATAGTCGGGGTTCAGCGCCTGCACGGTCTCGCGCCGCGCGGGCATGATTTCCTCGCCGTCAGGGCCAAGCTCGGCGGGAAAGTCGCGCTCCTCATAGACCGGCCTGCCGTACACGTCCTCGAGAAACATCCCGCGCCATTGGTCGTCGTGCGCGTCGCCGGTCACCGACGGCGCGCCGGACACCACGCCCAGCAGGAAGCCGTCGCCCGGGCCCGCCAAGCGGATTTGCTCGCCCGCCAGCGCCACGAACCGCCCCACCCGGTCGGCCCCGTCCGGGTTGCCGTCCGCCCATTGGAAATACTCGGCGTAGTCTGCGCCGGTTGCGTTGTAGCTGCCGGTTGCGTAGGTGCCGACATCCGTGACGCGGAAGCAGTTCGCGCGGTTTGTATCGGACATTCCTTTTCCAACAACTACTTTAGTTACACCATTGGGAATTCGAGCATTATATACGCCGATTGCAGTTTGTTTTTCTCCTGCTGCAATCGTCCCATATCCGCCCGTGCGCGAATAATGCCCTTCCGCAATAGAGTTGATCCCCTCCGCGTGAGCCCCAGCGCCAACTGCGTGCGTGCCATACCCCTCGGAATGAGAATAACTCCCGCTCGCAATAGTCGCTTGTCCCTCTGCATGAGCGTAAGAGCCAGTTGCTTGAGTCTCGCTTCCTTCAGAGTGCGAACCACTCCTGCTCGCAATAGTGCTGATCCCCTCCGCGTGAGCCGCAAGAGCAGTTGCAGTACTTCCCGGACTGCCGGTCCAAGCGCAGCCTTCCGCGTGTGATGCGTTTCCTGTAGCTAGCGTCATGTTTCCTTCTGCGTGTGCGCCATTGTCTCCTGTAGCAACTGTTCCGCTCCCTTCTGCGTGTGCGCCATTGTCTCCTGTAGCAACTGTTCCTCTCCCTTCTGCGTGTGCGCCATAGCTCCCGATTGCTGTTGTCCTGTCACCTTCGGCATGGGAACAATACCCCGAACTTGGACTATGGGAGATGTTTACCGCGTACTTCGGCGTGAAGTTACTGGTCGGAATAGACTCTGAAACGATTACCGCATTGCTCGCGGAATCCACAGATGCAACCGTAAACTGCGCTGCATCACCAACATAGTAGATGTTGGTGATAACAAGCTTTTGCCCAGATGTAAGCAATGGAAAGGCACTAGTAAACTCGCCAAAAGTGGTATCAAACGTAAATTTTTTGCTTGCCGCATCAAAAGATGCAACCTTAAAAACCTGACTTTTATCCGCAACGATGCAGGTCGCACCCTCCGCGTGTGACGCGTATTTCGCGGCAGCAACAGCACAGCGTCCCTCAGCATGAGAGTACTGCCCAGCAGCAAAATTGCTCGCATAACTGTTAAAAACCTCTGCATTTGCGCCAGTTCCGGGACGGCCAACTGCGCCGGAAAGGTCAGCGTAGACCCCGCTGAACGCGACAGCTTTGAGGTCGGCGAGCCAGCGGGCAACCCTGCCGAGCAGCGCGGACAGCGTGCCGCCGCTTTCGAGGGGTTCCCTCGCCGCAGACGGTTCGAAGGCTACGGTTGCCGCGCCCGCCTCGCCATCTGGGGCAAGCTTGCTGTCGGCGGTGGCCTGCGCAGCTGTGGCGGCGTTAACTGCGCTGTTGGCGGTCGTCTGCGCGGTGTCGGCTGCGGCCTGCGCGTTGTCAGCAGCGCCTTTCGCGTTATCGGCTGCGGCCTGCGCGTTATCAGCCGCGCCCTGTGCGTTATCGGCTGCGGCCTGCGCGTTGTCAGCAGCGCCTTTCGCGGCATCGGCTGCGGTCTGGGCGTTATCAGCTGCGCCTTGTGCGGTATCAGCCGTAATCTGCGCGTTATCAGCTGCGGCCTGCGCAGCGTCTGCGGCGGCTCCTGCCGCGTCTGCTGTGGCCTGTGCAGCGTCGGCGGCAGACTGCGCGGTTTCTGCGGCCTGCCGCGCGTCCGTCGCCCCGCCCTGCGCCGCGAGGACTGCCGCAATCAGGTCATTATGGTCTTTCGCGGTAAAGTTCCGCGCGACGACCTCGCCCGCCTGCCACGCCCGCGCCGCGCCCTCGACGCCGCGCACGCAGCCGGACAGGAGCCCCTCGGCAAGGGCGGTGTACAGGACGGTTTCGCCGTCCTCGTCGGTGCCGATGGTGGCGAGGTTGGGCGGGGGCGGGAACCGCGACGAATCGGACACCTTGAGGATGGTATCGGCAGCGCCCACGCCCTCTGAAAGCTCGGCCTGCGGGGAAAACGCAAGGCCGGGGTATAAAGTAATATCCATAACTTTTTCCTCCATTAAACAGTATTGTCGCCGCGAGACTGCACAAAGCCTTGCACAATCAGGTCAATACTGATATAGGCAAGGTCGTCCGGGCGGGCCTCGAGCGTCAGCCACGAGCCGCGCGGGATTCTGCGGTCGCTACCGAGCAGCCAGTCGGTAACGTCGACCTCGGCGGTGCTGCCGGAATGGGTGTATTTCCGTACACCGTTGACGTACAGCGAGAAGCTTTTCGCGCGCCCAAACTCGAAGATCCCCGGCGTGATCTTGTGCCCGTGCGAGGGGATGGTCACGCGGTGCGCGTGGCCGGGGATCGCAATGCTGTGCCTGTGGTCGGGCAGGTCGATGCGGTGATAATGCGACGAGAGCCGTATGCGGTGGGAATGGCTGGAAAAGCGCACGCGGTGGCGGTGCGATTCTACCGCTTTATAGGAGTGCGAATGCCCCTCCGCCGTGCCGGTCGTCATGTTGTAATTCCAGTGTACCGACCCCGCCTCGGTCTCGGTGTCGGTCGTTTCGCCGCCGCCGTCCTCGGTGGTCGTACTTTCCCCGCCGCCGTCCTCGGTCGTGGCCGACGTGCCGCCGCCCGACGAGCTCGAATAGGTCGTCTTGTCGCTCGTCGTGGACGTGACCGTCTGCGAGTCGGCGGTGTCCGTCGCCTGCGAGTAGGCGCGGAAGCGGCCCATGCGGATTTTTGCAAGCACCTTGTTGATAATGCGCATTTCGGACGGGATAAAAAAGTCCATTACCGCGCCGTGCGACGCGTCGCAGTTGGCTTGCAGCGCCTGCGCGTACAGCTGCGTTGCGCCCTGCGCATATGCCTGCTCAATGCGCTGCCGGTCGGCAAGGTCAGCGAGCGACGCGGCGATCGAGGTCTCGCGGTTGGCAACCGTGACTGCAGTTTTGTCCACGTCGCCGAAATCGCGCGAAATCTCGGTGATAAACGTGTCGATGCTCTCGCCGATCTCCGGATAGACCACCCGCACCCGCTTGCCCAGGCCCGCCCGCTCAAACCCGCCCGGGCCGAGCTCCTGCACGCCGACCGAGTAGGTCACAAGCGGCTCTTGCAGCTCGGCGAGCATCTTTTCGGCGGCGGCTTTCAGCGAAGCGGCGTCCTCGTACCGGCGGTCAATCCATGCCCGCGAAATGATGCCGTATTTTGCGATGATTTCCGGCGGGGATTGCAGGTAAGGTACGCCGCCGTTTACCTCCGCGATGCCAAGCTGGTTGACCCCCTCGCCGTAGCCCAGCGGGTACAGGCGGGTTACAATCTGCTGCGGGTCGCGCCCACGCTGGAAGCTGGTCATATTGTGCCGCCTGCGGATGTAAAACTCGGGGTTGCCCTCAGTTTCCAGCCGTTTCAGCGACAGTTTCCAGGGATAGCTTGATGTGTCCGTCACCCATTGATAACGGTCGGCAAACGGCGTTGCGATGGAAAACAGCGCCGAAAGCAATGTTTCCTGCTCCCAGCCGTATTCAAACTGCCGCCGGAAGTCGCACGCCGCGAGCACCCAATTCCGAGTCAGCTGGTGCGCCAGGATATAGTTGATGCAGTCGGTGGTGTAAGTACCCACGTTGCCGGCCACGTGATGCCCAAAAAGCAGGTCGTCGATCAGCGTCGCCAGCACGTGCTCGCACTGGTAGGACACCCCGCCGCCGTCTGCGGCTGTCAGCGTGTCCGGCATGATCCGGTACAGCTCGCCGCCGTCGTGCCGGACATACCAGAACGGGCTGCAAAAGCTGTTCTTGGGGTCGTCCAGCGGCAGGGAAAAATACAGGTGGGGCACCGCGTTCAGCGGCGTGACCTCGCGCACCGAATAGGCATGTTCGGCGATTGCAACCCTGCGCCGGGTGCGGTCAAATATCTCAAGCATTTATAAATACCTATCTGTGTACACAAGCTGCCCCTCCAGCGCCCCGCCGGTCGCGCTCTCAATCAAGACCCGCTGCACTTCACGGGATAGGCGCAGCCAGTCGCCGGACTGCAAATGCAGCGCATTTTTGCCGTCCAGCAGCACGGTGTAAGTCTCGCTGTCAATCCGCAGCTCGGCCCCAGGCGGCAGCGTAACCGCAAGCGTCAGCGTTTCGGTGGATTGCAGCCCTGCGCTGGTCAGCACGTTCAGCGCCGACGCAAACAGGCCGCTCGCTGGGGTGTCCTTTGCGCCGCAGCCTTGCCCTGAGAGGACAGCGGCAAACTCTGCCCTCGCAGGGATGTTTTTCGACGCCGCCGCCTGCGCGGCAAGCGTTTCCTCCGCATTGAGCCGCGCGGGAGTGTCCTTTCCTGCGGCCGCAGCGGCGTTCAGCGCCGCCGAGAACGTGCCCGCGACAACGACATTCGCCGTCAGATTGGCGCGCGCAGAAAGGTTCTCAGCCGCCGCAAACCGCACCGGGACAGCAATTGCTGCCAGCGCCGTCCCCTGTGCCGACTCGGCAAACCGCTCGCGCACCGGCACAGGGATTGCCGCGCCCACAAGGGACTGCATCGTCTCGCTGTAAGACTCCACAATGGGGATCATCCGCTGGCCGCTGCCCAGCGAATAGCGCAGCAGGCTATAACGATCCGCGCCCGCCATCAGTTGAGCCCCACTTCGACCGCGCCCTCGGCGATCATCGGCATATAGCCTTTTTTGAGCGCCATCGGCTCGGCGCGCGCCTTGATCCAGACCGGCTCGCCCGACGAGTCCGCCGAGTAAATTGCCGAGTGCGTCCACGTGCCCCACGCGGTAGAGGGGCGCGGGTAGGAGGCCGCGACCGTATTGCGTGCCAGCAGCTGCCCGCTGGGCTGCTCGACCGGCGCGCTGAAGGATACGGCAACCCGCGCATAGTTATCGCCCGACAGCTCCGCGCCGCCCGACTCCGGCGAGCCGTTCCAGAGCGAGTGGAAGGGCGTAATCCCGGCCAGCGACTGCCCCCGGAACAGGTTGAGCACCTTTGCTTTCCACGCGCGGGACAGGTCGCCGGTCAGATAAAATAACACGTCGCCCGCGAGGACAACCGGGGTCTCGTCCTTGCCGATCACAAGCGGCTCGATCAGCTCCCCGCGCGCGAGCATGTTGCCGCCCGCAAGCGAGTCCAGCACGCCGATATGTGTGATGGTGCCCGCCGCCGTCGCCGCTGCCGGGAAGGTCAGGTCGAGCAGGTTCTGGATGCCTACGCCGCCGTTGGTGTCGGCGGGCGCGGAAAAGTCGATTTCCATGCGGCGATAGCCGTCGTAGAGCGTTTCCGTGCCGTTTGTGCCGCTCTCGCCAGGGTCGGAAATGTATAGCGCGAGATAGCACTTTGACGGCGCGGGGAAAGCCGTGCCGCGCAAGGCGTTCAGCACCCCTTTTTCGAGGTAATCACAGGCATACATGCTACAAACCACTCCTTTTGATTGCTGTTATCGTGATGTTTTGGATCGTCCTCCCGGAGGTGTTGCGCAGTACCAGCAGGCAGGGGGTCTCCGCCGTGCCTTGGTACTGGGGCGCGTTCGCGCCGTCGCGGACGGGCAGCGTCACCGTGCGCCCGAACGCGAACGGCGGGGTGTACACCCATGTCAGCGTAAACGCCCCGTAGTGCAGGTGCTGCTCCATCGGCGGCGCGCCGGACAGCCGCGCCATATAATACTTGTCCGGCTCCTTGTCCAGCACCAGCCGCCCCGCCCCTGAGAGCCAATAAGCGAGCTCGCGGCACACCTCCGGGACGCTTACCCCGGCAGGCTTGACAAAGCCGCACTGGAACGTCTCCGAGCGCGTATCGTACACCCTGCCGCCCACGCCGTCATAGCAGCCCGACTCGCCCGGGATTACGATACTGCCCTCCCTGCGCGGCGGCAGCAGCGTGCGCCCCTGCGCCTGCATATGCACGCCGTAACGGCTGCTGTGGATGCCGCGAAAAGTAAATCCGCCGGTCATAAGTGCCCCCCTCTCGAGCGCGCCGCGTCCGCCGCCATGAAGTATAGCTCCTGCGCGATCCGGTCTATGTCCGCCTCCTCGCGGACGGTTACGCCGTTTAAGGTGAAGTTCATGACGATCGGGGGCGGCTGCTGCACAGCTGCCGCTGCGGCAAACGCTTCGGCCTGCCGGTCAAGGATTTCCGTAGTGACCGGCTGCGCCACCGGGGACGTTAAAAAGCGTTCCGCGCTCTCGAGCGCCGTCCTGGCGAGTTCTTGATACGTCGTTTCCAGATTCCTCTTTTCATCCTCCGCGCCAAGGATGATCCCTTCAACGTCGTAGCGTCCAACCTCCCGGAATTTTTTCGACGGGGACGCCTGCGCAACCTCTCGCTTGTATGCAGCAAGCGCCGCGCGGCCCATTTCCGCATACTTGGCAACAAGCTCTGACTGTTTACTCGCCGTACCATCAATCAGACCGCCAATATTATTCGTCCCAACCTGATACGCTTCGTCCTTGACGTCCATCTCCTGGATCGCATCCTCGAGGTCTTTGACAAGTGTGTCCATTTTTTCGGAAAAATCGGTCTCCATCTGGGCAACCGTGTCCGAAAAGCTTTTCTTCCCTTCTTCTACCTGAGCAAACTTTTCATTTAACTCCTTGATATCATCCTCGCCGCCCCGCACAATTGCGTCCAGGATTTGCGCAGACTCTTCCGAGCCGTCCGACAGCTTGCGTACAAGCCCCTCGTCAACGCCCAGCTCCATAGCTTTCTGGATGTTCTGGGCGTAGGTCTCCATATAAGTAACCTGACTTTCCAGGGATGCAATCAGGCTGTCGATAGAGGTTTTTGCTTCCCCGTCCATCTGCTGGAACAGCCCCATTTGCTGGCTGATGCTCTCATAGGCTTTCTGCTGCGCGTCCTCATAGGATTTTTGCAGCCCTTCCATTTCGGCAATGACGCTTTCCACTCGGGCGGTCATTTCCTCGGTCTGGGTGGCGCTCTCGGCCTGCTGCGCGTTATAATCACCAACGGCGGCTTCCAGCTCGGCAATCGCGGCGGCGTTTTCCTCCTGCGCGTCGGTCAAGTCCCTGACATTGTTCGTTAACGCGTTCACATGCAGCACGCCCGTGCCCTGCGAGTTGTTCAGCGCGTCCTCGGCTTCGGTCAGCTGCATTGCGATTTCCTGCCGCTCCACATACAGCTCGTTCAGCCGCGCGACCTGCGCCTCGTATTCCTCCTGCTCGGCGGCTTTTTCGACAAGGCGCTCAATTGCGTCGGCGCTCAGGTTGATCGAGTCCGCCGCCGCGTCGTAAGACAGGCCGAGGTTTGGGACGGCCTCGTTGAGCTCGTTGACCATCTGCGCAATGATTTCCTTTTGAGCGGCGCTGCGCTCCTCCGCGCCAAGCAGCTCGATCAGCGACGCGGCAGTCGCGGCGGTATTTGCCTGCTGTGACTGCATGGAGGCCGTAAACTCTTCATAAGCCTGCTTGCTGCCGCTGAGCGTTTCGGTAAATGTCTTAACTTCCTCATCAGCAGAAGTGACAAACGAGCAGAATGTCACTAGAGCCGCGCCAGCCGCCGCAACGCCCGCCGCGATCATCCCAGCAGGGTTTGCTGCCATCGCAGCCGACAATGCGCCAAAGGCTGCACTTGCCGCAGTTGTGCCCGCTGTCATCGCAGCCAGCCCGACTGTCAGCGTCCCCAGCCCGACCACAATCGCTGTCACTGCCTGCACGACTGCGGGATGCTCGGTCACGAAATCGGTCGCCCACGTGAACGCGTCCGCGCCGGTTTCGTAGAGATTTTCAAGTGCCGGGTTCAGTTCGCTGCCGATCGCGATTTTCAGATTGTCCAAGGCGGTAGTCATGCGCTGGTGGGCAAACTCAGTCGTGTCCGCCATTTTGCCGTAAGCGTCGGCGGTTGCGCCTGCGCTGTTCTCCATCGCCGCGAGGGTCGTGTTAAACGCGTCCGCACCGCTGCCCAGCAGCGACAGCGCGCCAACCCCGGCTTCGGTGGAGCTCCACAGCTCGGCGAAAGCGTCCTTGCTGCCGCCTGCGCCCTGGCTGAGTTCTGCAATCACGTCGCCCAGCGACGCGCCGCCCGCCATCAGCTCGGCAAAGGATTTGCCGGTCTGGTCGCGGAGGATGCCTGCCACAGCCGATCCAGAGTCGCCAAGTTCGGTCAGCATGGACTTGATATAAGTACCCGCCTCGGCGGTTGCGATACCGTTTTTGGTCATCTCCGCATAGGAAGTACCAAGGTTCTCGATATTCATGCTGTACGCCGCCGCCAGTGGGATCACCTTGCCGACCGACTGTGCAAGCTCATCGACCGTGGTTTTGCCAAGCTTCTGTGTGGTAATCAGCACATCAGAAACCTTTTCGGTCTCGCTGACCGACAGGTGGTAGGCATTCAGCGCGGTTGTCAGCACGTCAACCGCCATTTGCGCTTCCGTGAATCCGCCCGTCGCAAGCTGGGTCGACTGCCGCACAAAGTCGACTGCCGCCGCAGTGTCGACGCTTGCGGAAATCGCCGAATAGACCGATTCCGCAATCTCGCTTGCCGATTTTCCGGTTTCGCCGGACAGGGTGAGGATCTGCGCGGACAGGTCTGCCATAGAAACCTTCGAAGTGTCCGCAATGGTTGAGACCTTTGCGACCGAGCTTTCAAAGCCCTCCGCTGCCTGCGCGCATTCGAGCAGCGTGTCAGCGATTTCCTTTGCCGCCTTCGCAATGCCCGCAGCCGCCAGCGCCGCCGCAAGCTGGTCAATCGCGTTTTTCGATTTGCTGCCAAAGTCCTCCGACGCTTCGCCCGCGCCCTTGACCTCTTTGCCGTATTCGTCGATCGAATGCGCGCAGCCGTCGGCGCTCTGCCCGGCCTCGGCAAGATATTGGCTGTTGCGCCCGAGCTCATCTGACAGGCCGTTTAAGTCGACCTTTGCATAGTTCAGCTGCTTCTGCCAGCTCTGCACGCCGCGCCCGGCAGCGGCCTGTCCCGCCTCAGCTTCCGCAAGCTCGGCATTCCAGCGGTCAAGCTCGGCGGTCAGCGCTTTTTGCTCCTCAGAGGTGTCGCCCGCCGCATCGCCCAGCGCCGCCAGCGCCTGCTCGCAGCGGGTAATGTTGTCCTGTGCCGCCGCTGCGCGGTCGGCATATTCCTGCTGGGCCCGCTGGCAGTTTTTCAGCGCGTTTTCCAGTTCAGAAACCTTTTCCTTTTGCTTGCTGTATAGGGCCTCTAACGCGCTGCCCTTTGCAGTCAGCGCTTCCATGCTGTTTGCGTTGCCCTGGAACGCGCTTTCGGCAAGGGCAAGGTTGGATTTCAGCGTCGCAAGCTCTGCGTTGCAGGACGCGACTGCCTGCTTATACTGCGCCTCGCCCTCAACGGCGAGCCTGGTTGAAATTGTGCGTGTTGCCATCGCTTCCTCCGCTTAATCGTCCGGGTTTTTCTGTTTCACGCCATGCGCCCGCAGATACAGCTCCCACAGGTCGCTGACCTCGCCGGGGGCTGCAAGCAGCGTTTCTGTCCGGGTGAGCCCGCACGCGAGCCCCACCCGGAGGAACGCCGCGCGGCTTACCCCGTTTTTTTTTGCGCTTCCAGCTCGGCAAGGCCAAGGTCAATCTCGTTGGTTTCCGGTTCGACCTCGCGCCCGTAGCCGAGGGACAGCGCGGCGGGGATCGCCAGCTTGAGCCTTGCAAGGTCGCTCGGCGCAGTCGCCGCGCGGATCGTTTCCACGTCCACAATGGGCGCGGGCGCATAGCCGAGCTGCCGCCGCGCCAGCTCGCCCTGCTCCGCGAGGATCACGGCGGCGCGGCACGCCGCGTCAAACCCTTCCCGTGTGCCCGGCCTGATTGCGTCGATCAGGCCCGCGCTGCCGCCGAACGCGTCGTCGATCTGAAACATCCCCTCAACCGTCAGCATAAGGTACTGCTCGCGCCCGGCAAGGTCAATTTTTACTGCTTTCATGAGGTTCCCTCCTCCCCGCCGCCGTCCTCCGGCGGGCTGAGCTGCTTTTTGATCCATGCAACCGCCTCGGCTTCGGTCTGAAATTCCTCGGTGTGCCGCCAGTCGCCGTTTTCGCAGGCAAATACCGTGAACGCCGTCGCGTTCGTGCCAAAGGTGATGCTGTCGGTCTTGGTCTGGGCGGTGTCGTTGCCCAGCGCAGCCTTGACCAATGGGTAATAGTAGCCCTTGCAAACCGTTTTTTTGTTGCGCATCAGCTTTTTGATGTAGCCCAGCCCGCCTGCCGGGGGAGAATCCCCCGTGTTGTACTGTACAAGCTTGTCCGTCACGGTCGCGCCGTAAATCTCCGCCGCAACCGAGTCCTCCATATCGTCGGTCTCCATCGCGATGGACGCGCTGACAAATTCGTCGACCGACTCGGCGAGCGCGTCATCGGCATACAGCTTGCCGGACGCCAGGTTGACCGTCACGTCCGCCTTGACCAGCCTGCCAATCCGCACCGGGGCCGCCGCATAGACCGGCAGCTTGCCCGCAGGCTCCTCTTTGATCCGCGAAAAATACGGGTGCTTCGCACCAAAACTTGCCATAATTCAAACCTCCTATAATTTTTTGCTGTCGAGGTAGGCGTTGTAAGCCTTTTCCCCCGCGTCAACGGCCTCCTGTCCCTTACGTTCGTTCGCGTCACGGATTGCAGGGCGGGCAGGCTGCCCCTGTTTGCCGTACTCGTTAATAAACGCGACCTCGGCATTGCGGGTGCCGCGCGCGTTCGTGCCCTGCGGCGCAACCGTGACCGCCCTGCCGTCCCCGGACTTCCGGGCCTTGCCTTTCTTGATGGAGCGGGAGGTCGTGCCGGTTGCGTAATCGCCCTGCCACTGCCGCGCGGTTTCTTCCCGCTGGGCCTTCGCGATTACATCGGCTTCCGCGTCCAGGATACTGTCAATCACGCTGTCTGGCAGCGCTGCCAGCGCCGCGAGATCCTCCCGCAGCGTGTCCAGCCCGTCCACTGTCAGCCGTCCCATAAGCCAACCCCCTGCGCCGTCTCGCACTCAAACACAAAATGCTGCCCCTGCTTGTCCGAGGCGTTTACGCAGCGGGGCGCGGTCATCCCTGCCGCACGCAGCGCCGCCGCAATCTGCCGCCGCTTCTGCTGGGTGTCCATCCCTGCCGGGGCAAACAGATGCACATGCACAAGGGCAACCTCATTTCCCGGCTCGTCGTCCGCATAATCCGCCGGTATCGTGTGATAGCCAAACGTGAGATAGGCCGCGCGCCTGCCCTCGTAGGTGTCCGCCTCGACGGGCGCGATGGGCGCAAGGGCAGCGGTCAGCACCCGGTTAAGCGTCATCCTGCGCCGCCTCCTTACAATTTAGCTCGACGGTCTCGCCGCTGCGGGTGTACGACCGCACAACCTCATACGGCCTGCCCGCGTATTCAATCCGCGTCTCGCCCCCGTAGTCCGCGCCGCGCACCTCGAGCACCAGGGCGATTTTTTCCCCGGCCTGTTTCGCGGCGTAAAACTCCGAACGGGACGCCGATTTCCGGTTGCAAAACACCTCACGGCGGGTTTCCCGCTCGGTTTTATAGCCGTCCGGCGTGAGCAGCTTTTCTGTCCGCGCCAGCACAGCCCTGTCCTTCCAGTACATGCTTTAGCCCTCCACGATATACTCAGCCGCAACCCCGAGCGCAATTTTCATACGCCCATAGGCCGCGCGGTATTTGTCCGCGTCTGCATTGTCAAGGCCAAACTCGGCTTTAACGTAAGTCGTCACAGCCCGTTTGATCAGCGGGTCGGTTTCATCCTTCACCAGTTCGGGACGCACCCCGCAAAGGGCAAGGTCACACCGCGCGGCGCGGATCAGGCTGGCAAGCTCGCCGTCAAAATCCGTGCCGGCAATCCGCAGCGCGTCCCGCATTTCGGCGAGATACCCCTCCGAGGGCGCGGGCGGGGCCCGCTTTGCGCTCCGGCCCATGGCGTTACTTCCCTTCCGCGCCGGAAGCTGCCGCAGCTGCCGTTTTCACACGCGCGCCGGAAGCTGCCGCAGCTGCCTTTTTCACACGGAGGAAGCCGTTTTCACTCACCACGTTGCCGCCGATCATCGCCTCGCCCATCACGGCAAGCAGCCCCTCAGCAAACTTGTAATCGCGCGAGACTTCGACCTTGTACGGCCCAAACAGGTCGAGCTGATAGGCAAGCGGTTTGCCATAGCACATGCAGTACTCGCCCGCTGCGGTTCCGCTGTCCAGCAGCGCGGGCAGCTCGTCGACGATGCAAAAACGCACCGCAAGCCCGCCGTCCTTGATGGTGCCGACGGTCGTGCTCTGCTCGGAAAACTCGATCTCATAGACCGCCTTCTTTTCGTTCGTGCCGCGAATGTCGCCAAACGCGATCAGGTCGCGCTTGCTCAGCAGCAGCACGCCGCCGCCCTCGACGTTGTTCGCGCCGCCGTAGCTCAGGGCAATTGTGCGCAGGGTCTTTTCGTCGATTGCGGCAAGCTCAATATCGCTGCCGGACGAAATCGCTGCCGCTTTCAGGATGCCGGTCGGCTCGGGAAGCGTCGCGGACGGGTCGCCCGTAACAATCAGCGCGCCGGTCTTCTTGCGCAGCGCGTTCAGCGCGCCAGTTGTCACACGCTCCTGGTAGTTGAGCGGGGTTGTACGCTCGATATTGCGGGAAATGTAGGAAAGGGTTGTAATCAGCTGCGGGGTGATCTTTGCGATCCTGAGTACGGGGTCGGTCGCGGCGGGGGCCGTGCCGTCGTCCTGTTTGAGCGCCGCCGTCTGCCCGCCGCTGACCTCGTAAGCAACCGCGTCCTCGCCCATACCGTTTGCGTCAACCACCCGCACCATATCCACGATGCCGGAAACAATGTTTTGCCCCGCGTTGATGCCGGACACGCGGGTCGGCTGGGCAATATTGCCGCTTGTCAGGGTCAGCGAACGCTTGACCGCATCGGTCGTGACCGTCATACGCCCGCCGTCCGCAAACTGCTGCGCGCGGGTTTCCGCGTCCTGCTCCGGGATGCCCTGCATCCCTGCCAGCCACGCCGCGCGGCTGTCCGCATGCGCCGGAAGCCCGCCGCCTGCCGCCTGCCCGTGCGCGCCGCCGCGCCCGAGGATGGGGTTTACAGGCCCGTCGGCCACGCAGGGCGGCTCGGTGCCGCCCTGGTCGCCGTGACCGCCCTGCTGCCCGCTGCGGTTCAGGCGGTCAAGCGCCCCCTCGCGGCGGGCGAGCGTCGCCTCCTCCGCGTCCAGCGCGTCCAGCTCCCGCTCGAGCGCGTCAAGGTCTTCCGCGCCCGCCGTTTCCAGCTGCTTGCGGATTTCCGCGCGCCGCGCCTGGATTTCCTGCCTTCTTTTCTCAAACATAACTGGTTCCTCCTTCATAAGTTGGTGTGATAGGTTTTCAGCCGTACTTCAAGCCGTTTCCTGCGCAAAGCCTGCTCCAAGGCTTTCACCTCTTTCTCGTGCTCCACCTCGAAAAAGGAGCGCGCCGAAATACAGGTATCGTCATAGGCGGGAATATCCACCGCCGAAACGTCGTACAACTTACGGATTTTCGTAATCGTCCGGGTATGGGTGGCGGTGTTGTACTCCGAAGCCAGTACCACAAACGAAAAACTCATTTTGTCGACGTACCCGCCGCGGATCTCTTCATAAAGATCGCGCCCGGCGGCAGTGCCGGAAAGGTCTGCGCCCATGTCAAGCCCGGTATCCGTGAGGGACAGGGAAAGCGTCTTGTTGCGCAGCCGCGCAAGCACTTTGCCGCAGTGGTTATAGTTGAAAATCACGTCGGACAGGTCGCAATCGTCGAACGCGTGCCGGTCAATGACCTCATAATACTTCACGCCGTCGATCTCGTACAAGCAGGCCGGCACATTGAACACGACCGCCGTCCCGCGCACCCGGTACGCATCGCTTTCGCCCTCCCGTGGGAGCGGCTCGAACGTTTGCAGGGCGCGGTATTCACGCCCCTTTTTCATTGCCATTTGTGGGAACCTCCTTTTCGGTGCTGCCCGTGGCGTCCGGGCTGTCCTGCGGTTTTTCGGGCGGGGCTTCCTGGCCCTTCCCGGCACCGCCGAGCTGGTACTTGTCAATCAGCTGCGCATTGACCATGTTCAGCGTCTGCACGCGCCGCGCGCCCTCCTCGCCGCCGATGGGCGGATAGCCGAAAATGTCCAGCACCTGGTCGAGCGTCAGCGCGCCGATGTTGGTCAGGTACTGCGCCGCCGCAACCCGCTTGTCCAGCGTTTCAAACTGAATCCGGTCGAGCTCGCATAGGATTTCGTTCCCGTGCGCCTGCTCGCGCTCGGTAAAAATTGCGTTCGTCAGCCCCTGCGACAGCTGCATGTAAAACGGCGACAGCTCGCCCCGATAAAATGCGTCCATTTTGTCCGAGTCAGCGCGGTTCTGCACAATTTCCTCGTTCATGCCAAAATAGTCGTAAATCTCGCGCCGCACAAATTCCAGCTGGCCGGTGGGCAGCGGCACTTGCTTATCGCTCAGGGGGATGTACTCGTTTTTCAGATCAGTGACGATCACGCCCGCGCCGTTGTTGTCGACGTGCAGGTTATCCCGCACGAACCGATCCCGAAGCTTCTGCAAATCGCTGTCTTTGGACGGCACCGACACCTTGAGCAGCCCCCGGATAATGCCAACCAGCTTGGCAAACCGGCTCATATTTTGATTGAACGCGTCAGCGGTTTCCAGCGTCGGGGAAAGCGGGCGGTTGGCGTCGCCGAAAATATCGTTGTCGAGGTAGTGCCGCCGCAGATGCACCAGGTGCGCATAGGGCACGGTGTACACGCTGCCGGTTGCGAAGGTCAGCCGCGCCAGCATCTCCCCCGCGTACTCTACCAGGTCGACCCGCGACGCGTTGACGGGATACAGGGCGGTCAGCCTGCCGCCGTCGAAAACCGGCAGGATAAACGCGTTGTTATAGACCACAAACTGCGCCGCCACGCGGTAATAAAACGCATAAGCGGTCATATACGGGTTGGGCCGGGACTGCAAAAGCCGGTCTATGCCGCTCTGCACATCCTCGCGCCGCCCAGCGGTACGCCGGATATGCCGGGGCTGGATTTTTGCGGCGTTGCGCGCCCACGCGTCGACCGCCGCCCGGACGGTTGCAATGTCCCAAGCCTGCCCGGAGAACGGCGTGAAGCTGGAATCCCACGACGAGAGCAGCCGGAACGCGGGGTACGCGCTGCCGCCGCTGCGGTCGGGCGGCTTGCCGAAAATGCTTTGGAACATGCCCCGGAAGCTGAAATTTGCCATTTTATCACCCCACACTATACATAAAGTCCTCGAAATATTTCACGTACATCACCCAGGCATTCAGCAGCGAGACCGTGCCGTCAATTCGCCGCCGCTCGCTGATTTTCACGGGCTGGATGTTGTTGACCCCGGTTTTTTTTACCCCCGTGTTCGTCAGGCACCAGACGAGCACCGGGTTACAGTTGTAATTGACCTTGTGGGCTTCAATTGCCGCGCCCATTTCGCGCATGGGCTGGCTCCACGTAAACGGCCCCTGCGCGACGGCCTCCATTTGGAACCCGTTCGCGGTCATTTCATCGACCCAGTAACCAGCCAGCGCCCGGTCGTAGCCCACCCACAGCGGGTCAATGCCGTATTCGTCGCGCATCTGGCAAAACCACTCCGTAACCTGCGAATAGTTGACGCGGTTGCCCTCGCAGATGGTAAGCAGCCCGCGTCCGGCCCATACCCTGTAAGGGGCCTCGCCCTTACCGCCGCTGGCCGCTTCGATTTCGCGCACCCGTTTTTCCGGGATGAAATAGTGTTGCAAGACGTAAGCCGTCGGGTCATCCGGCCTGCGGATCAGCAGCGTTGCACAGGTCAGGTCGGTTGTCGACGACAGGTCGCATCCCCCAAGCGCGTAAGTATCGCGCACGTCGTCCATCGAAAAGCGCAGGTCGCTTTTGATTGCGTCATAGGACAGCCAGACAGAGGCCGCGACTTCGCGGACGTTGAAATCCTTGCACAGCACGCTCGGCAGATAGTCAGGATCGTTTTTTGCCCGCTCGACAAACCCGGCAAGGGTTTTTGCCTGCTTGATCGTGCCGAGGCCGGGATTGGCTTTCACCCACATTGCCGGGTCTGTCCATTCTGACCGTGCATCAAGCTCGTAGAGCACCGGCAGGAACGCGGGGTCGGAAACTTCTCCGTCCGCGACCTTACAGGCAAACTCATACATGCTGTCAAAAATCGTCTCACGCAGCAGCCCGGAGGTTGTAATCATGACCACGAGCGGCTGGCGGCGGCTTGAGGTTGACTGTTTCATGACGTCGTACAGGTTGCGGTCTTTGATCGCGTGCAGCTCGTCGATAATCACCGCGTGGGAGTTGAGCCCGTCAAGGGTGTCGGAGTCGCTTGCGAGGGCTTCAAAAACCGACGCGGTCAGCGGGAAATACAGGTCGTTGCGGCGCTTGCGCAGCACCGCCCGCAGCTCGGGCGACTGCCGCATCATGTTCACCGCCTCGACGTGCGCTTTCTTTGCCTGGTCTTTCTTGGTTGCGACGCTGTAAATCTCCGCCGCGCCCTCGTGGTCAGAGGTCAGCAGGTACAGCGCCAACCCGGCAAGCAGGGTCGTTTTCCCGTTTTTGCGGCCTACGAGGAACATCGTTTCCCGAAAACGCCGGTATCCGGTTTCCTTTTCGAGAAAGCCGAAAAGCACTTGGAGAAAGGCTTTTTGAAACAGTTCCAGCACCATCGGCGCGCCAAGCGAGCCCTGCGACTGCTTGCAAAAGCGCTCGATAAACTCAATGGGACGGGCCCCCTCGTCCTCGTCGAAATAGTACGGGGAACCGGGCGCGGGCTCGCGGATTTCCCGCGCCAGCCGCCCGTAAACCTCCCGCACCCGGCGGCAGGCCGTAATGCGGCCCGACTCGATCGCGTCCCAGTATTCCAGAACCCAATTCATGGCCTTGCCCTTGGTTTCGCCGCAAAGTCCAGCAGCGCCTCGCCTGCCTGCTTCTGGGATGCGTCGGGCAGCAGGTCAAGCAAGCTTTTCACCAGCGCGGTAAAGCTTTTGATCGTCGTGTTGTAGCTTTTGAGCGCCGGATTTTCCCGCCGGAATTTCTGTGTCCCTTGCTCGAAATTTTCAATCAGCTCGCCCTGGTTGATCTCCTCGACCAACCGCTCAAGCGTGACCGTTGTCACCGCAAATTGATAGCACAGGGTGTCGGAAAACTGAGCCTTTTCCGGCGGCAGTCCATGGAAAAGCTTTTTAATTTTCTTC